TAAGCCTCAGTATCAAGCGCAGCAATCTTGAAAGACACATCCTCGTCATAATCCTCCCACCGCTCCTGACTCAGAACCGATTCCAGGCGATTAATCTTCAAAGCCATGCCATCACTCCTTAAGGGGCAGGCGCAGCAACGGGGCTACGAGTCAGCACGGGGGTTTGCTTGGCCACGGTGAAGTTCAGCTCCACTTTCAGGATATCGCCCTTGGCACCGTTAGGCAGGTCACCATCGACCTCAATAGCGGGCAGATCGATCTCGTACTTGTTGCCCAGAGAGTCGGTGATCGGGAAGGAAATGGCGATCGGGGTGCGCTTGAACTGGTTCTTCCACAGCTCCCAGGCCTTCTGAGACCAAGCCAGGGTCACCGTGCCGGTGATGGCTGCTGCGGTCTCAATCAGGGCGCCAGGGCCCAAACGCTCGGCACCAAAGCAGCGTTGAGTCTGCAGCTGGTTGTCAATGTTCAGGGTCAGGCCCGATACGCAAGCCTGGCCAGCCAGAGACACGCCATTGGCCTTCACATCGCCCACGCTGATCGAGGACATGAAAGGCGTTTGGCTGGGCTCGGCCGGATCGGTGGCAAAGGGAGTTTCCTTGTCTTCGTAATCCAGGCAAGACATGGTGAAGGTCACGGTGGCTTTGCCTTCTTCAGGCACTTCCAGGGCAAAGGTGCTGACATGCGCACCCTTGAACAGCGCGTACACATCCACGTCACGATAGGCTTTGGCCACGCTGAAGGTGCTGCGGGTCTCGCCAACGCTCAGCTTGTTCTCTTTCCACTCACCGTAGAAGGCGGCCGCCAGCAGCTCGTCAAACGTGCCGTAGGACAGTTCGCCCGTGATGTCACCACCAATATCAATACTGGTCACGATCGAACCCTGACCAATACGCGAATCGGTGATTTCTTCGGACTCCTCCTTGTTCAGAGTCGGAGTCAGTGTGTTGCCGGTGACGCGCAGCGTCTGCCAGCCCGAACCAGGGGTCACACCGGGAACGGTTTCTTTAACCAGGTAGCTAGTAACTTTAGCGCCAGAACTCATAATGCATCTCTCCTGTATGCAGGCAAAAAAAAACCGACGCGAGGTCGGCACAAAAAAACAGGTAAAAAATCAACCGGCCCGGAACGGGACGGTCAGGTTGATCTGGTAGAACTCTTCGCGTTGTGGTCGTTTTTGCGGGTCATCCGCCGCCACATCGACTTGGCTCAGGCCCAGGCATTCCAACGCCCCTTCAGACCAGAAGGAAAAGTGATCATCCAGGGCATCGCTCAAGCGATCCAGCTCCTGACGGCCCTGACCCAAACGATCAAAGCACTCGATCAGAATCTCGCCGGATTTGCGGGTATAGGGTTTCGCACCCATGCCTGTCATTTCCGAATCGGTATTCTTGATCAGCAGACGGCACCAGACGCCCGTATCCGGCGGCGTAAAGGCCGCGTGGGCATTGGGGTACTCGATGTGCTCCTGAGCAATCCCGGTCAATGCCACCATTCGATCAATAATGGCTTTACTGATCTGTTCAAAGTTCATCTTGTGTAGTTCTCCTGAACGGTGCTGGCCATCTTCTCGATGGCGAATCGACGACTGTGCGTAGGCACTGCGACCAGGCAATAAAAAACCCCGCAGCAATTTCTTGCTCGGGGTTGTTTCGTTTGCATTGGACGCAACTTTGCACGCCCATTATTGCAATTGCGCTTGCAGATTCATAGCGGCCCATGTTGCAGACTGCAACGCCAGGCGTAAAAGGCAGAGGTTTCACCCTCTTTGATCTTGTCCACCTGACCTGAGTCCTGCAGTTGCACCAGCACGCGCTTGACACCTTCGCGCATGGCGTTGCGTTGTGCGTTGGACAGCTCCATGCCTTTACTGACGTGCCGCACAATCTGGATCATGCGGAACTCTCGCCCCGGATAGGCCGCTAACAGGTCTATGACTTCGGCTGCATACTTCACCGCAAAATCTCCTTTTCAACTGTGATTCTGAAATCCATCAAATGGCGGCGATAGTCCTCATCCCGAAGGACCGCGCCAGTCACCTTTTTGATCCACAAACGGGCTGTGGCCTGACGTTCGCTGGCGGTCAGATGGCCGTACTGGGCATTCTTGCGTGGGTACTCGGCCTGGATGACCATGGCTTGATAGTGCGGCAGGCGCTGGTACAGGGCATCCACCGCCAATGCGTGGTCCTGGTGTATGGGCCGAAAGTCCTCTTGCCAGGGAACGTAGCGCTCCATATTGCCCACGGTCTGCCCGGACCAGCACCAGCGGGCCCAGTTCCAGAGCAAGTCGTCGCCACTCAGGCCCTGTTTGTTTTCTGCTTTGATTGTCATGTGTATTCCTCCTTCAAGCCCGATGGACGGTGATGCCGTGCACCCAGGTCAACAAGACACGCTGAATACCTTGGAACAGGCTTTCTGTATCGCGGCATGCCTCTACAATGCGATGGCCGCTGCTGTTGTCCGTGTAGGCAAAATCCGCGATGTAGCAAATCCTGCTGGCAGGTATTAGATGGTTGAAAAACCAGGGCACCAGGCTCCATGATGGTTGCTGTACCAATTGCCTGATCTGGCCGCGCTGCTGCAAAATCTGCAGTTCTTGGTAGCGATGATCAGGTGTTCCAGTAGTAGCTCTAGGCACTTCTTGATGAAGCGGTGTTGTCAGATCCATAGCTCATTCACTCCTTGCCCAAGGCGGCTTTAGCCATCTTCAGCACCGCCAAGGAACGCTCTTCAGGACGCGCCAAGATCCGGTTCGCCCAAACTCGCGGGTCCTTATTGTTGTCGCCCGAAATCACCTGGGCCAGATCTCGCACGCGCTGCTGCCCTTCCCGGCGTCCTCGCTCCCTGTCTTGCGGCGAAGCCAGGGCCAATCGGGGCGGCGGGATTTCTGGCCACTGACCTTTGGCCAGTTGATCAGCCAGGACTTTGTGCCAGCGCTGTTCCAGTTGTGTGTAGGCCTGATTCAGCAAATCAAACTGCCCGATACTGATTGCCGCGTGATAGATCGCCGGGTGCGACCACTCGCCCATTTCTCCTCGCACTCGCGCCTGCATGCCACGCACAGCCTGGAAGAAAGCCGTTTCCGGTTCCAGTTGAGGGCGACACGCACGCAAGAACTCCGGCAAACTGGGTGGCCAATCAAACATGCGGCGGCAATTCTTGATGCCCAGAGCCACATCGGTGGGCGAGACCCCCTCTTCATCAAAGGCCTCGGCCCAGGCCTGCTTCCAGTCTTCAATGGCTTGCTTGTCTCGGAAGTTGGAGCGGAACTTATTGGGATAAATGCCATTGAGCCGGTTGTACAAATGGTCCATCAGGCTGATGCCTTCCAGCTTGGTATGACGCAGCAGCCAGGGATTGGAAAAATCAGATATCGATGACATCGTCTATCTCCTCGCGTTGCCGATGACGGTTCACATAGGCCAGGGGGTCAAAACCGGATGCCTGTCCTGCACGGGACTCATTGCGACCTTCCAGCCAGCTGGCCTTGCCCCCGCGCCAGCCACGCAACATGCACTCGGCCAGAAAGTCATCCACGCTGTAGCCCATCTCCAAAGCCCGATGGGCTTCGGTGCCCAGGCGGTTCAGAGCGGTTTGCGTCAAGGGCGCCTTGATCTCGCGACGATGGCGCAGATAATCCGCCACCACGTCTGCGCTGGGTTCGGCAGGCCAGGCAGAAAACTCCAGCGCAGGAGTCTTGCGACGCACGTTTGTTTTTTCTTTATCTTTTTCTGTATCTGTATCTCCTTCTTTATCTGCCTCTTTATCTAGCGCGTTACCCGGCCGTTTCGGTAACGTTACGGACGCGTTACTGTCCTCCTTACCGTCTTGTTCCTGCTTTTTTCTGGCCCGAAAACGCGCCACCCGCTCAGCGCTGCTGTCGGATTTCATCTGACGCTTGTCCCACGCCAAAGGCTGCAACGTGTCCTGGTCGATCAGTCCCACTTCGCTTAAGCGACGCACCACATCGTCCAGGGTGCGCAGATCCAGACCCAGCTTGACGGCTACCTTGCGCAGCATCAGTGTGTCCTCACTGTCGATCACGCCCTGCCCCTTCAGGCACAACAAGGCCACGTAGTGCCATCTGTCCTCAAAGGCCAGCAGACGCAACTTCTCGTCGTCCACCATCTCGGTGTAGGCACGAAACCACGGCATATTGCTCATAGGCACGCTCCCGC